GTATGATGGAACGTGCATACGGCATCAGACCATCTTGGGGATGTTATTGGATGGCACGCACAGGGTCTACAAGCGCACCTGTGAACCTAAATAAGTTTACGCTAAGTAAGTTAGATGAGATGGTGGCACTCTTTCAAAAGGCGAGAGAGCAAAACCTGTATCTTCCTAACTTCGATGGGTGTAAAATGTGCTCATTAACAGAATACTGTTATTGGGTCGATGGTGGGAAGCACCTACCATTAGGAGAGTTGGAGATACACAATGTCAAGTGAGTCAGCATTTGTAGTTAATATTAAAACTCGCATTGGAACAATTATTACTGTTCGTGGTGATAATTTTCTTGAACTGTCAAAGAATATTGATTCCGCTGTAGTTGGCGAAATTGATAAACTTGTTGGCGCATTAGAGGAAACTTTAATTGGTGATGGTGGTCAAGTAGCATACGCTGCACAAGCATTAGGTGGAACAGTTGTTTCAACATCTAATTCTTTTGCACCTGTTACACCACCAAACTCAACAGGTCCAGCACCAAGTTGTAAGCATGGTCCGTTGATTCACAGAAGTGGTGTAGGTGGCAGAGGTCCATGGCAAGCATGGATGTGTGGACTACCTAAAGAACGCAAAGATGAACAATGCGACCCACAATGGATTCGCAAAGGACAAGCAGGCTGGGTTAACTAGTTCATGAGAACAATTAGTAGAACAGTTGGAAAAAATGAATCAGGTGGCGAACCATTGCCACCTGTGTTCAGGGCATTTGATTACATGAAAATTCTTCTTAGAAGAAGTGAAGTGTCAATGTTTGCTGGAGCACCAGGTGTTGGTAAATCAACACTTGCTTTAGCAGTAGCCCTGCGTACAAAAGTTCCAACTCTCTATATCTGTGCAGATACTGGAGCACACACTATGAGTATGCGTTTGTATTCAATGATTACAGGGGTAAGTCAAATTGAAGCCGAAAGCATACTCGCTAGTGACGAAGGCAAAGCAATCAACGAATTAAACAAAGCAGGACACATTAAATGGAGTTTCGAATCAGCCCCAACACTTTCCGATATTGATGAAGAAGTATTGGCGTTTGAAGAAGTACATGGTGAAAACCCACATTTAATAGTTGTCGACAACCTTTCAGATGTTACTGAAGGTGGTGCTGAAGAATGGTCAGCCATTAGAGCAACAATGAAAGAACTAAAATATTTGGCACGCGATACTAATGCTGCAATTCTTTTACTACATCACACATCAGAATCTTGGATACCACCAGTTGGTGACATTCAACCAATCTGTCCACCAAGATACACAATTCAAGGTAAAGTTTCACAACTACCTGCACTAATTTGTACATTAGGTATGACACCTAGTGGTGACTTGGCTGTAGCACCAGTAAAGAATCGTTACGGCAAAGCAGTTTCAAATGGAACAGAAGCAGTGTTCTTAGACTTCAATCCACTATATATGTATCTTGCAGATATAAAAGAAACAGCATGAGGGATAGTGATGGCAGATGCTACATTTGTTCATCAGTATGGTATTGTACTTGCAACAATGAATCGAATATAGGTGAAAGATTATGACAACAATACTTGGTTTACAAAAAAAAGATTATTGTTTATTAATTGCTGATTCACGTGTCACAGATGATGATGGAAGAACTTACACACATCCAGTAATGCAAAAGATTACTAAACGTGGAAAGTTTTTAATAGCAGGTGCAGGTTTAACACAACCTTGCGACATCATTCAACATAACTGGATACCACCAACACCTAACTCTGCAGCGTACAAAAACTTGTATCACTACATGATTTCAATGGTTATTCCATCAATGAGAGTGGCATTAACTGTTAATGGTTACATGCCAGATAAAGAAAGTGAAGATTCAGATTTCATTTTCCTTATAGCATTAGGTGGAATGATATTTGAAATAGATGATTCATTGTCAGTACTAATGCGTGAAGATGGTATCTATGGCATAGGTTCAGGTTCACCATATGCAATAGGTGCATTACACGCTGGTGCTACTTGGAAACACGCAATGAATATTGCTGAAAAGAATAATATCTTTACAGCACCACCATTCGTAACACACAAGCAAGTATCATCAAAGTTGGAAAAACAAAACAAAAATAAGGAGCAATAAATGGCACTACCATATGTAATAATCAATGGACATCTAACAGAAGATGTTGAAAGTAAACCTGTTAATGATACAACAGTATTAAATTATCAGGTTGCATCCAATTCACGTAAACAGAACGAACAAGGTGAATGGGTAAATGCTTCAGTAACATACCTTCGTGGAAGCGTTTGGGGTAAAGCAGCAGAAAATGCTAAAGACCTTAAAAAAGGTGACGCTGTAATGATTACAGGTGAACTTAAACAAAACTCTTACGAAGCAAAAGATGGTACTAAAAAAACCACTTATGAAATTGTTACAGAGAATATTGGATTGACAGTTAAAAAGAACTAAATGTCCAAACAAAAGCAAAAAGGCACTAGTGCTGAAACTGCTGTCGTAAAACACCTAAAAGGGCATGGCTATCCCAATGTGGAAAGACGTGCCCTTACGGGTGCTTATGACAAAGGTGACATATCAAACTTTTATGATGTTGTTATCGAGGTTAAGAATCACGCTAACCCTAGGCTTGCTGAATGGATGGAAGAATTAAAAACTGAAATAAAAAATGCAGAAGCATCAACAGGTGTTGTCATCCATAAAAGACGAGGCACAACTAATGTTGGTGAATGGTATGCAACAATGCCAGTATCTATATATTTAGATTTAGTGAAAGATGCGTATGAGTGAAGTTGAAGTTATACTGAAGCATTATGGTGCATACAATATCCCACAAGGCAATGGTTGGCGTAACATGCGATGCCCTTTCCATGATGATTCACATGCTTCAGCAGGTGTTAACCATGAGGAAGACGTGTTCAACTGCCTTGCTTGCGAGATATCAGGGGACATATATAATATTATTCAAAAGGTAGAGAAGGTAGATTTCAGTGAAGCAAAGTCTAGAGCAAAAGAAATTATTGGAGAAGGCATCAGACCACTACGAACAGAACGTAGAGTTGGCAGAATCATATCTAAAGAGTCGGGGTCTATCGCTGGCAGACGCAAAGCGTCATCGCCTTGGGGTGGTGAACAAACCAGTCGTAGGACACGAAATGTTTGAGGGACGTTTATCAATCCCTTATCTGACACCATCAGGAATGGTTGACTTACGTTTTCGTGCAATCAACAATGAAGAACCAAAGTATTTAAGTTTACCTAACTCTTCAACGCGTTTATACAATGTTAAATCATTCTTTGAAGCCAAAGAATGGATATGTGTTTGCGAAGGCGAAATAGATACAATAACGTTATCAAAACTTGGTTACCCAGCAGTAGGAATACCTGGGGTTAAAAACATTAAGAGACACTATTATCGTATCCTTGCAGACTTTGATAAGATTTATGTATTCGCCGATGGCGATACAGCAGGAAAAGAATTTGCTAAAGACCTTGCTAAAAAATTAGCAGGTGTTGTGCAAATACAATTACCAGATGGTGAAGATGTTAACAGCCTGTTTACCAAAAATGGTTCACAATGGTTTGAGGAGAGGATAGATAATGAGAACATATGATGAAAAACTATTTGCAGAATTGGTGTACAACTACACCGATGCAATGGCAGAACTATTAATCAGGAAGCAAAAAGACTATGGTCCTAAGAACATATCTGATGCCCCTGGTGGTCCCCTTAATGGTTTACGTGTTCGCATGTTTGACAAATTGGCACGAATAAACAACCTAATAGAAACAGGGGTTAAACCAGAAAATGAATCAATGCGTGACTCATTTATTGATTTAGCAAATTACTCTGTTATCGCTATGATGGTTCTAGATAATAATTGGGACACAGATGAAAATAACGGACGAGATAATCCAGGAATATAGTAGCATGGTAAGAACAGTTGCTATTAACAAACATAGAGAATTTCCTATGGTTGCAAGAGAAGACATTGAACAAGAATTATGGGTATGGTTCCTGAAACATCCACTTAAAACTAAAGAGTGGGGCGATATGGAATCAAAGAAAGACTCTACAAGACTATTTGTAAGGTCACTAAATAATGCTGCAAGTAAATTCTGTCAATACGAAAAAGCAAGAAGTATTGGATATGAAATGGTTGATTTAACTTTTTACCAACGAAGCGTTGTTGAGCAGTTACTTCCATCAGTTCTATCAGGTGACTGGAATCAACCAGTATATTTTGATATGACAAGTGATAGGCACAATCAAGCACCCAATGAGGGTGGTGGGCTGATGGCTATGCAAGCAGATATATCAAAAGCATTTGAGATGATTCCAGAGTCGCTTCCC